CGATCCGCGAGAGCGCCCCGGCTACGAACTCAAGGGCCTCGTCATCCATGCTCAGGCCCTTCTTCGTAGGCTTCCACACGCCCCCGTCGTCCTCGTACCATACCCGGGCGTCAATCCTAACCCGCCCCTTGAACTCGGACTTGCCGACCCGAATCTGCTCGTTGCCGGGTAGCTGATGGATAACCGTTTCGACCTTAGCCGTCATGTCCTTAGTCATTTCATTCTCCTCAAACGTTCCCTCGTCCTCCCTACCGTTCTAAAAGCGGCCTTGCCGAAAGCCGCCGTCCCTACCGCGTTTCCGTTCTCGTCCGTCAGCCGGTAGGCGTCCGCGCTGTTGTGCAACCTGTCGACCAGATCCGTCAGAATGCGCCTCAGCTCCGGGCGGAGGTCGGCGTCGAACGCCGCGCCGTCCAGGCTGACCTTGACCTCGAACCGTTTTTGTCTTTTCATCTCTATCTCCTTTTTAAGATGATGAATGGCCCCGGCGCTTTCGCCAGATGGAGACCCCGCCCGGGAGCGGGCATGGGGACAGGCTACGGCGCCGAGGTCATTTGCTTGCTGATTCATTCCGGGTCTCCATACCCCTAATTATAACACACTCTGAGGCGTTTGTCAAGTATTTCCGTTCGTATTTCCCCGATCGGACAAATGTATGGGTAATCCGTTACCCACTACGACGGGAACAGCCCCCCCTCTACGGCAACGAGCGGGGAGTGAACGCGAGTGAACGCCGATGGCCTCCTCCCCCCTAAAGAACCCGAAGGAGCAGTGAACGCCTAGTGAACACCCCCATAATACGGCGGGATGGGGGAGTGAACGCCCGAGTGAACACTAGTGAACACCGCCCCCTAGAGAATAGTGAACGGGTAGTGAACACTAGTGAACGCGGGCCTCCAGTTACCCCGTTCACTCCCGGGCTTTCCCCCCTTTGGGGGGAAGCCGGGTGAACAGGGTAACAGGCCCAATAGACGGCGGGCCGGAGGTATATAGACTTGACAACCTTTGATCGCCTATGTTATAATGGTGTGTATAAGGGCGTTTGCCGTACCAAAATGATAGAAAGCATCTTTCGTCAAGCGCGGGAGTCCACCTGAGATGGCGACCTCTACGCACTTCCCGGACATCGAGCTTCGCTGCAAGTGCGGGTGTGGCCTGAACAACATCAAGCCTGCGCTTCTCGTCAAACTCGAACAAGCCCGTACCGTCCTCGGAATTCCGCTAGTCATCGACTCCGGCTCGCGCTGTCCAAAACATGAGTTGGAGGTGAGCGGCAAATCCGGCGGCGAGCACCCGGACGGAGACGCTGTAGATATTCGTTGTCTGGCGGACCGGACGCGGTTTAACATCATTCGGGCGTTCCTGGAATTCGGGGTTTGCCGGATCGGGATCGGGCCGACGTTTGTTCATGTCGGAATCTCCGAGACGCTACCGGGCAGCGTATGTTGGACGTACTACGAGTAACTTAATGGCCGTTAATCTAGGTGAAATCATCCAACTCCTGGCCAAGATTGAGGGGCTGGGCGAACTTATATTGGAGGCTTGGCAGGACATCCGGGAACGGGCGGCCCAGGAGGCCGACGAAAAGAAACGGGAGAAATTACTTGAGGCGATTAAAAAGCGGGATTGTGCTGCTGTCCGCGACATTCTTTTTTCTGTCGGCGGTTAGCTGTTGCCCGAAGTACAGGCCGGACCTGGGCGTCGGGTACGATGTCCTAAAGCCAAACGCCGAGGTCAAGCTCAACCCCCTCTCGTTTACCCCGGATGGCAACGCGATCGTGAACCCGGCCTTTCTTCAGTGGGTGTTGGAGTTAGAACAGGAAATCGTCAAACTCCGAAAATACCTCGGGGGAAAATAATAGTGAACCGTCTTATTCTGGCTGCTGGCTGGCCGGGGGGCTTTCCCTCCTTTCACTCCCCGGCCTCGCCGGCCCGTTCGAGGAGGGAAATTAGATGATCAGCCCGCAGGATATGTCAGCAGTTACCAAGGAGCTTCCCGGGCTCGCTAAAGCCATCGAGACTAGCGGGATTCTTTTGTCCGTGGTGATATTTTGTGTGCTTATTTTTCTGATCGTCAAACTGGTTGTAACGGTCAGATTCAAGGGCAGGGATAACGGGAGAAGGTCTGAGGGCCTTAACCCGGGATATGTGGCCCAGGTCCAAAACCATATGGCCGACGCCATCGAAGCTAATTCAAAAATTGAGAGGATATACAAGAACGCGGACGAACTTTGTAAGTGTATGGTCGTCTTGGCTAACAATCAATCTCAGCAAACGACGATTCTGGGTAAGATCAGCGATCAGCAGATTAGGGAATCCGGCAAGGCGGAAGGGAGAAGATGAATAAACCGGAGGAGTTAAAGCCGATAGAGGACCGGTTTGTCCTGGAGTACCTTAAGGACCTCAGCCCGAAGCGGGCCGCCATACGGGCGGGGTACTCTAAAACGTCAGCGCACGTCCACGGCTACCGGCTAATGCACAGGCCGCGGGTCCTAGCGGCGATCGAAAGGGCGAAAAAAGCGACGGCTTTGCGTCTTGAAATTACCCGGGACGAATGGTTGAGGGAATTACAATTAATTGCCTTCTCGGATCTGGCCAACCATGTCGATATTGACGGCAAGACGAGGGCGATTAGGGCAAAGGCCATTAACGAAATGCCGGGGAATACCCGCCGTGCTCTTGAGTCCATAACCGAGATTAAAACGGGCAGCGGGCGGAATGCCAGCGAACGGGTAACGTTTAAGCTTCACTCTAAGGTTGAGGCGTTAAAGATCATCGGGAAGCACCTTGGGTTCCTGGTAGACGACTTCAAGCTTTCCGGCGCTCTAGCCCTTAATGCAAAACTCTCGATGTCCGATATGAAGAAAAGCCTAAAGGGAATTGAGGATGGAACCAGAACTTAACACCGAGGCCGTCCGGGTCGTTTCGACGCTCCTGCGCCGATACCGGGAGGACCCGGTTTTCTTTGTCGAGCACTGCCTGGGCCACAAGACGTGGTCAAAGCAGCGTGAAATCCTGATGAGCGTTAGGGACAACGAGCGTACGGCGGTTCGGGCCTGTCATGGGTCGTCGAAGACGTACAGTGCGGCGGAAGTCGCGATTTGGTTCCTAAACTGTATTCCTAACTCTAAGATCATTACTACGGCGCCGACTTTTACCCAGATAAAGATGCTTCTCTGGAGCGAAATCAACGCCGCGTACATGTCCAGCCGGATTGAGCTTGAGGGCGAGTGCCTAACGACGGAGATCAAGACCGACGAGCCGGACCATTTTGCGATCGGGTTCTCCACGGACAAGCCGGCTAGGGCCGAGGGGTGGCATGCGCCGGCGATCTTATTCATCTTTGATGAGGCTAAGGGGATCCCCCAATGGCTATGGGACTCTTCGCGGGGGCTTATGACGGGCGGTTTTTGCCGGTGGCTTGTACTCTCGACTACTGACGGAGTCCAGGTAGGCGAACAATACCACAAAATCTTCAGCAACGAGAATCACGGGTGGAATAGGATTCATATATCGGCGTTCGACACGCCCTACGTTACGGGCGAGAAGTTCGAGGCCGTAAGCGTTCCGGACATCGACCGGGTTGACAGGTTCAAACAGGTTCGGATTAGCTCAGAGGACTTCGTAATCCAGATTGCAGGGCCGAAGTACATTGAGGATTGTAGGAAGGAATGGGGCGAGGACTCGGTCCTTTTCCAGACGAAGGTAGAGGGTAAAATAGTGGACGCCGGGGCGGATTCGATAATCAAGCTGTCCCAGGTTAACCGGATGTTTGCTAATTGGGACGATCCGACCTTTGGTACCGAGGGGGCCGACGAGGGCGGAATTGACGTAGCCCGTGGCGGAACGGACGATACGGTTTTCAAGCACCGTAAGGGCATGAAACTGATCGACTCGAAGACCATATCGACGGCAAACCTACCCGAGAAGGCTAAGCTCGTATTCATCTCGGACGAGGCCAAACGGTTCTTTGGGTATAATAAGAAAATGTTGATCAAGATTGACGATACCGGAGTCGGCGGCGGCGTTACGGACATTCTACAGGATGACGGCTATACCGTAGCCCCGGTATGTTTTGGTGGGGAGGCTGGCGACCCCAACAGATACCCAAATGTTGCGTCGGAGATGTGGTTTGAGGTCGGGAAGATCGTTCACGAAATCGCGTGTCCGGAGAACAACCGGCTCATGACGGAGCTTGTGAACCGTAAGAGTAAGGGTCTGGACAAGAAAGGCCGCCGGCTCATTGAGAGCAAGGACGACTATAAGGCCAGGGGCTTCCGGTCTCCGGATGACGCTGACGCATTCCTACTCGCGTTCTATGAACCGGGGAGCAAGGCCGATGCCTATGTCGAGCAGGGCGGCGAGGACGTATATTGAAATGAGCATAATCCCGGGCAGCAAGATACGACGTGAACTCCAGGCTTTACACTCTGAATTTGAAGAACTCAGGGCCGAGAATCAATTACAGGCACTCATCATCGACGACATTACGACGGCGACCGCGTCCGGCGCCAATAAGTATGTCGGCAACGTCTACAAGGATTACCAGTCGACGATCAAGGAGATAGCTGCTAAGTACGAGGGCAATTCTGAATGGGGCGTTCTACAGACGGGAAACATCATCGACGTTAGGGCGGCTTTCATCATCGGCCAGGGAGTGGCCGCCGTCCCCGTATCGAAAGAGGATAAGAATTCGCCGGAGATGGAATTTATTAAAGCTTTCTTTGATTATAACGATCTTGACCGCGAGATGGCTCAGGAGTTTGCCAAGGAGGCCGAGATTGAGGGCTGTTTTCTCGGTAACCTAATTTGGGACGAAACGGACAAGATGGTCAGCCTTAGGTTTCGATCCCGCGTTGATACGTCATATACCATCATTACCGACCCCAAGGACTATGCCTGGTACAAGCAAGCGACGTGGAAGGAAGGGGGGGCGGCCGCAAATACGACCATTGAAGAGCCCGATTTCGTCTACGCCAGGTTCGGCGGCCGGGTTCATCTTCCCAACCGACCCATGCCCAAGACGGGAAAATGTTTGACTCAGATCGAGAGCATTGATAAGGCGCTTAGGGACTGGCGGGAGATAAACCATCTTTTCGTCGGGCCGATCCCCGCCGTGGAGTGTGCAAACGCGGCCGACGCCAAGGCGATGTCGGCGGCCATTACCAAGATCAATTGGAAGCTTCGGAAGATGATCGCAATCGCCGGTAAGCTGGTTTTCGTCCAGCCGGACCTTCGGGGCGGGAGCGAGGCCCTGGAGAAGGAGATCATCACTAACGCTAAGATGGTGTCCGGGACGACGGGCGTTCCCATCGGGTTCATGGGGTTCGGGGACCTGACTACGAAGCTGGGCGCGGGGAGCGAAATCACGTCCGACGTGATAATGGCGTCCACCTCGAAGGAGCGGTCGACCTGGGTCGGAAAGTATTCGGAAGTCATCGTAAAGGCGATGGAAATATGGAACGAAAAATCGGGCATGACGAAGCTAGACCCGACTCGATTTAAAGTTGTTATCCCGTTCATCACGGCCGAGACCTGGCAGCGGATCGCGGATGATTACCTTCCGCTCTATACGGCGGGCGCAATCAGCCTTGAGACGTTGCTCGCTCAGGTGCCGAACGTAGACGTGGACGCCGAGATGGAACGCCAGGCGGCGAAGGACGCCGGCGCACTGAAAAAGTTTACGGAAGACAACCCGGAAGAGGAAGTAGTGGAGGAGGGTTAAGATGCCGTACCCAAATGAACATTCTGCACGCCTACAGGACCCGGGCAAGTTCGACAGTTTCGGTAGGAGCAAGGGCGGAAGGCTTTACGGCGGCGCGTTGATCGTCCCGGTTACGATCAGTGTCGTCTGGGGCCATCCCAAGGGCGGGCCGCCCGCGGCGGCCATTCCGCAGGCGTTACGGTTTCCCACCGGGGACTGGACCGAGGAGGAGGCCAGGAAGTGGCTGAAGGACCATGAGGTCAAATATATTTCATTCGAGGCGGCCAAGGAACTCCAGGCCATGACGCAGGCGGAACTTACGGACCCCGAGGTCAACGACCTCATCCCGAAGGAGTAACAACATGGACATGATTGAAAGAAGTGTGCCGACGACAAACAACACGCAGCCGCAGCGGCCGACTTATCCCGACGCAAGGACGAGGAAGTCGGCAACGGGGCCTTTGATCTCGACGCGGAACATAGACGAGATTGTAGAGGCCAACCGGGCAAAGAGGGCGAGGAAGGCAAAAGCATGAAGATCCTGGCTCAGATTCTGGCCATGGCGGACTCGGAGATCCTCGGGCTCATCTCCCCTCGTACGATCAGGGACATCAAGCGCGAGGACCCGAATCCCGTTTTCAAAGTTTTCCGCGTGGGCCAGGAGGGCGAGAGCCGGCCCCATATCGTCGGCGTGGGCGCAACCGTCCAGCGTTGGTTCCAATCAGCCGTTGAAAAGCTTACCGAGAGGCTGGGGCTCGGTCTTCCCGTCTACCACAATCATATGCCCACGAATACGAGCAAGAACCGGCCAGCCATCGGCGAGATCGTCGGCAAGGCGCTCAAGAACATTGAGGGCTCGCTGTCCTCCATCGCCGTTGCTTACATCTACCCACAGTTTAAGGACCTCCCGCTTGACATCGCGTCCATCGAGGCTGGCGTCATGGTCCCCCAGGACAGCCGGGAGTTTGACGTCAAGGACGTCGACATATCGGAAGTTACGGGGATTGCCCTCGGCAATTCCCTTATAAAAAAGCCGGCATTCCCCGGGGCCACGCTGTTGGCGCAGCTCCAGGCGTTCGCCGAGACCAACCGCTCAGGAGGCGAGATTAACATGACCACGGCAGAAATTAAAAAAGCGATCCGTGAGGCCGGACTCCAACCTTCGGACGTTTTCAGTCTGAAGGAAATTACGGCAGACCCCTCAATCGAAGAGGAAATGAGGGAGGGGACCCCGGCAAACCGGGAGTTTGTAAGGTTGCGTCAGGAGTTTAAAGACCTGAAACAGCAACTGAAGGACGCTGAGGCCAGGGCGGTCTTGCTGGAAAAGGAAAAGCAGACGCTGTCCGACCAGTTCAAGACCAGCCAATCCAGCGTCTTAAAGACCAAAGCTCGGGAGGCGTTAGAGGCGGTCCTCGCTGAACGGCCCAAGCTTAAAGAGGACGTACGCCTTGTCAAGTTCATTCGCAAGTCGTTCGAAAAGTCCTTCACCCCGACGGACGAGGCTAAGGTCAAGGACGAACTTAACAAGTTCGTCGACGGCCAAGTAACCGAGTTTGCCGAGGTTATGGGCGACGGCAAGGACGGGGGCAAAGACGGCGGCAAGGAAAAGACTGATGCGGAAAAAGCTGCTGAAGTCGCTGCCGCGGCCTCCGAGCAGAATCGCGACAAGACGAATCTCCTCGATCCGAAGAACAACGAATTGATCCCCGCGCTGTAAAAAAGGCCGGGGGTCCATTAGGAGGTTAATTATGACGATTACGGGTATTCAGTTACGGTGCGGGTCCGACAAGACCAAGTCGATCACGATCCCGGCTCCGGTAGGCGGGGTCGTGGCCGGGTCGATGTACATTGTCGGCACGTACACAGTCGGCGTGGCCTACGAGACCAAGGCCGAGGGGCTGGACGTTGCTCTGTGCATCTCAGCCCACAAGATTCTTCTGCCCAAGGTAGGGGGGTCCCTCGGAAATGCGATCGCGCAGGGGGAGAGAATCTATTTTACGGCCGGCGCGGCCGGGGTCGACAGCGCGGGCGGGACCCTCTGCGGACGTTGTTTGGTAGCCGCGGCTGCGATGGACGACACCATCCTGGCCGACTTCAACGGCGACGTGGCCGCATAAAGGAGCACGAACAATGAAACAGCAAATTTTTAGCGACATCGGCAAGCTCGATTTCTCGACCAAAGCGGGCCGGGATAAGATCTTTGCGGCCGTTCAGTATTTCGCTTCTGGCGAGAGGCAGAAGGCGGAAGCCAAGCGCTACCAACAGGCGCTCCAGGCATTCGGCAGCGCGGGCGACTTTCCCGCGGTAGCCCATTCGATTCTCGAAAAGTTCCATGCGATCCCGGCCTACGACACGGGTTTTGAGGAGATCTTCGACGTGCGTGATTTTACCGGGACGACCGAGAGCGGGTTCGACATCCTCGACGTAGAGGACGGACTGACCTTCGCCAAGGTGGCGCTCGGCGACAAGGCGCACATCTTCAAAATGGCCGGGACCAAGGTGTCGGTCGAATTCGACATCTACGGCGGGGGCCTCGGATGGCGTCGGACCCTGATTGACGACAAGAAGTATTGGACGCTTGAGGACAATGCCGTCGCGTTCGTTAACAAGGCGGCGGAGCACAGGGCGGCCTGCTTCTACGCGTTGATCGAGGCCGTAGCGGCCGCGCAGAACATTGGCTGGCAATTGCCGGACCCGGCGGGCCTTGCCGTTACGGATGCTCTCTATACGGCGAACCGGGACGCTCAGACGCTAAACCTCGCGGCCCAGACGATCCTCCTGAACATTCAGGACAAGGGCTACGGCGTAACGCCGGCCAACGCAGTATTTACAGTTCTTACCCCGTTGCAGATCGTCGGGCGGCTCACGAAGGCGCTCGGGCTTTTACTCCAGGGGTTTGCCGGCTCGCCCAACCAGGCGGGCTATAAATTCCGGCTGCTCCCGACCACGATGCTGGCGAATACGGCACACTATTACGTTGCCATTCCCAAGCTCAAGGCCAAGGGCGGGGACCGCATGCGCCTCCAGATCTTCAACAAGTTCGATGAGGAAGCCTACACCGACGTCGCCGTCGGCTGGATGCGGTTCGGCGGGGCGATCGGCGACCAGGAGCAATTCAAGCGCTGCGACATCGCATAATTAAAGGCCGGGGGAGACTTGATCCCTTGACGACGCAGAACGGGAGGGGCGGATTGTTTCCGCTCCTTCCGTCTTTTTAATTTGAGCGGAGGATGATCGATGGTAATGATTACGACTCAGGACCCCCGGGTTGTAGTGATAATGGACCAACGAAGGCGGCAATTGGAAAACCGGGGGCGTCTTCGTACGTATAGGGCTGCGTCCATCCTCCATAAAGTTCCCCTGGGCGAAAAACTTCCGGACGGGGCGTGGGCGGGGCGGCGGTGCTTCATCATCGGCGGCGGACCGTCACTCAAGGGCTTTGATTTCTCGCGGCTTAAGGGCGAACGCGTCATCGCCGTCAATAAGGCATTCCTGGACGTGCCGTTTGCGGACGTCGTGTTTGCCATGGACAGGCCGCTTCTCGACCTCATCATGTTGGGCAAGCTCGGCGAGAATTATAGACGGGCGTTCGAGACGTTCCCGGGCGTAAAAATTTGGCTTGACCTGTCCGGCTATTCCTATCCCCCGGGCGTCTATTCTCTGCCGTCGGCTGGCGAAATCGGCTGGACGAGGAGCCTTAGGGAAGGATTATTTCACGGCCAGAACTCCGGTTACGGTGCCCTGAACCTGGCCCTGGTACTGGGCGCGGACCCGATTTATTTGCTCGGCTATGACTGTTCCCGGGGTCCGGCCGGCGAGAAGAATTATCACGACGGCTATCCCTCCGGGGGCAACCCGGATGCTATGAACATATTTAGGCGGTCTTTAGAGGCCGGGGCGGCGTTGCTTAACAACGGGCCGCGGATCGTTAACCTCAACCGGGACTCCGCGCTCGGGTGCTTTGAATTCGGCGACAGGGACGGCCCATGGCAATAATAACTACGGGGGACGCTAGGGTTGCGGAGATCATGGCGCAGCGAAGGCAGCAACGAGTGGACGATGTGAATCAAAGGACGTACTACAGGACGTACAGGACGTATAGGATGGTAGAGCCGGTTCCCAGCTCTGCGCCCCGACAGAACGGCGCAGCATGGCAGGCAGTAACGTTCTATACGACGGGTACTGGTTATGAACAGGAAGTAAAGAACCTTATCAAATCCGCGACGGCGCTTAACGTTCCGTTAAAAGTTTACGATTACCCGCCTACCGGAACCTGGCGCGGGAACCTTAACTACAAGAGTGCGTGTATCCTCCGGGCATTCAACGAGTTCCGGGACAAGGATATCGTGTTTGTCGATGCCGACGCCATCATCCGCCGGAATCCTACATTGTTTGATGAGCTTTCGGCCAAACGAGAGTACGATATTTCGGCCTGTTTCTTCAAATACGACGCGAAATCCGGCGACGCTGATGAACTCCTCTCCGGGACGCTGTGGATTAAGAACAATGATACCGGACGTGCGACCGTCCGGCGTTGGCATGAGGTCGGGCTGACAAGGCCCGACGTCCGGCATCAAATGTGTCTTAAGGCCGCGCTGGAGGACATGCGAAGAGAGGGCATAAGGGTTCGCGTCAACCGTCACTCACTTGCTTATACTTGCATTTTCGACTACCACGCAGCCCGCAACGTGGTTCCCGTGATCGAGCACTTCCAAGCATCGCGCCGTCTGAGAAAGGACGTTGGCCGGGGCCAGCAGCTTAAGTTTCGGAGGGACCCGTGATAGCGTCCGTCGTCGTCGTAACCTATCGTCGTCTGGGGCGAATTCCGGAAATCCTTGCGGCCTGGCTCGGTCAGACGGCTGATGTTTGGCTGTGCGATTGTTCGCTCCACGGTGTCAAGGTCGTTCCACCGGGTACGCGAATAGCCCGGTTTCGGCCTGATCCCGGGAACAAGGTTCGCCATGCCGTGGCACTTCTGACCTCCGGCGATGTTGTCATCAAGGCGGACGATGACATCATGCCGCTTCCCGGGCTTGTTGCCGATTTCCTAAAATGGCGTGAGAAGCTTGGACCCTGCATTATGGGCATTCACGGTCGGACGTTCCAGGGGCCGGATTACTATCGTAATACGACAATGTACGCGGCCCATATGACCCCCAAGCCCCTAAAGGTTGATTTCGTGGGCATCATCACGTGTGCCGATAGACAGTACCTACCGATGGATCTTCGGGACTGTGGGACGGACATCGAGGATTTGTATTGGCATAACCATTCCTATCCCAAGGCACCGAAGTACGTCATTTCGACAAAAGCGTATAACAACAGCCTTCCGGAAAGCCGCGACGCTGGCAGGCTTTGTGCAAACGCGCCCGGGCGCGCTGCAAGACGGGCGTTTTACACAAAGTGCTGGATGGAGCATTACCGATGACGCGAAAGCTCGTATTCTGGACGGCCCTTAACAGCTACCGGTCGGAGAAGTGCCTCCGGGGGTTGTCCCCCGGCAGCGCCCATCCGGTTACGACGTCCGCATGGACGGCCCGCCGGGTAGGGCTCTGGCGCAAGTTTACGCTTAACAGCATTCTAGCGCAGGCGGCTGACGATTGGCTGTATGTAGTACTTCTGGATCCCGAGTTGAAACGCCTGACCGAGCCCTTGCTCCCGAGACGGGATTCCCGGGTACTCTACTGTTACGAGGACAATCCGACGCTTGAAAATCTCCGGGCGTACGATGAGATCGTCCTGGCGCTTATCGACGGTGACGACATGTACAGCCGGTCTGCCGGGCGGCTCATGATGAGGAGTACGGCGGAATGGATGTTTTTCAAATTAGGCTACGCTTATGAGGTTAGGACGGGAAAGCTTTGGGAGTACGATACCATCGGTACGGGTCCGTTTTTTGCGCGCCGCGTGGACCCAAAGAAACTGGTTAGATTCGATCGGGACAAGAGACACCCTACGCATAAAACGGTTGCAGAGCAGAAGCCGGAGTGCCTGCCGGCGGGCCATTTTTGCGTCCTCCTGCACGACATCAACACGTCAAGTCATCCGGGGATGCGCTACGTATTGCGGGACAAACCGGCGGATCCGGGAATTTTAAGAAAGGAGTTTGGAAGATGAACGTCTGCAAATCTCCTTTACCGTATCTGGACCGTCTTGATTCCCTGCGCCTTCGCAATCGCAACGTTTACGAGCCCTGGGAGACGGGCATCGTTAACGCCAGGGTCAAGCCCGGGGATTGGTTTATCGACGTCGGGGCACACATCGGGTATTATACGGTCATGGCCGCCAGACTCGTCGGACCCTCCGGGACGGTGGTCGCGTTTGAGCCCGGGCCGGAGAACTACGAGATTCTCCGGAAAAACACGGCCGGGCTTGAAAACGTGAAGACGTATTGCATGGCGGCCTCCTCGTATGCCGGCAATTCAGATTTCTACATCAGCCGGATAAGCTCGGGCGGTAACCGAATTTCGCCCTCCGGGCCGGGCTATGACCGTGTGACTATAAGAACGATCCGCCTGGACGACGTCTTCAAGCCGGATTCCTATTCGCATATTAGATGGATGAAGGTCGACACGCAAGGGCATGAATTGTCCGTTCTTGCCGGGGCCAATGGGATACTGAAAACGTCCCGCAGAATAAGTCTTATAATAGAATACGAGCCGTGTCTCCTGGACCTAAACGGGATAAGGCCGGAGCTGTTGCTTGAGACCTTGAGGGGACATGGGTTCACGCTCAAATCCTCAAGGACTCACGACTACCGAAAATGCACGGTAGCGAACGGGCGGCACTGCAATCTTTATTGCGTTCGACGCGGAGGTTAATATGGGCGGTGAAATAGGATACATCAACATAACGGATGCCGATCTCTATTTTTCAACGCGCCTTTCTTCTGACGCTTGGACGGACATCGCGCTGACCAGCGGCGATCCGATTAAGACCGCCGCGCTGACGACGGCCTATAATCGGCTCTTCTATTCGGGCCTGTTCGCCCTCCCGACTCTTGCTGCGGCTACGGCCGCGCAATTGGTCGTCCTGAAAAAATTCCAATGCGAAATGGCTTTATACATGCTAATTCACCTGGCTGACGAAGACCGGCGTTTGGGCCTTCAGGCGCAGGGCGTTACCGTCGCGGGCATCGTTAAGGAGCAGTACAAGGAATCCGACCTGAACAAACTCCCAATACCCGCGTTCATCACGGCGGGGTTGGAAGCGATGGGTTTCTCGGCGGCCCCCGTCCCGTTCTACGTTGTCGATATCGACCGGGACGAGGACAAGGGCGCGAATGAGGACGCTACGGATTTCTAATATGCCTAAAAAGTTAGCTTTAATTCCAATGAAGACGCAAATCGCGAAGATCCGATCCGTTTACGTTTCAGCGGCGGGGCGGATCGTCGCAGTATTGTCTTCGTTAGAGCCGGAAAGTTATACGGCGGCGAAATCTGGATCGGTGTTGTCCCAGATTAAGGACATCATTCGTTCGCTCGATGCGGCCGTCCGGACGTGGGCTCCGGCGGCAATAAGAGCAGCCTACCGGGAGAGTGTCGGTGTCGCCGGAACGCGTCTTGAGATGATCGGCGCGAAACGCCTACCAGAACGGAAGTACAACCCGGCGCGGCATGATAAAAAAATCAAGGCACTGACGAGGACGGTCATGACGGACTACTGGAAGGCCAACCGAACGATTGAGAGAACGGCACGGAAGTACCTGGCCGTCATGGCCCGGGCGGCCGCGGGAGTCTCGAAAATTCAGCAGGTTCAGATGTTCGAGGCCAAGGACGCGTGGCCCCGGATTAAGGCGCTCATCAAAAAGTCACGTCCGGCGGACTGGGCCAAGGCATCGCAGGCGAGGGGGGCGGTGAGCAAGCAGATCAAAGACTATTTATTGGGCAAACTCGGCGGGAAGGATTTTATAGCCATCAGGGGCAAGGACGGCATCAGCCGCAATTACAATCTTAAGTCTTATTCGGAGCTGGTCGCCCGCACGCGCATGAGGGAGGCACAGACGGAGGCCGTAAAGGAAAGCATGAAGCAATTTGACGAAGACCTTGTCGAAATCCCCCGCCACGATAATCCGTGCGCGGAGATCTGTGCCCAGTATCAAGGTCAGGTCTATTCGATTTCCGGCAATTCGGACAAATACGAAAAACTGCCCGACGGCGGACCGCCCTGGCATCCTAACTGTGAGGACGTGATGAACCCCGTTTCCGAGAATATTCTGGCCTGGAGAAACGCATGATCGGCCCGTATTGCATCCATCCCTTGACGTTGAAGCGACTTGTTTTGCTCGATCAATGGAACGTTCCGACCTGGGCACTTATATCCTTTATGGGCCGCCTGGACCGCGGATCGAAGCTTGTCCGGAACCTTCAGGGCGAACAGGTCGTATCCGCGGCGATAGTATCCATTCCAAAAACCGTAATTTCGGTAACGTTGGCCGATAGAATAATAATTCCCGGGGAGGTAGACGGGGCCGGGAATCCTGTAGATCACGCCATCATCGTAATCGATCCGAAATACGATTTTTCATTTTCCCATTGGGAGGCGGCTATAGCATGACCGAATACGGTAGCTTCGGCGTAGATTTCAAGGACTTTGAGAAAAAGTTTTTCGAGTACGCTTTGAAGACCGCACCCGAAGCTGCTGAAAGGGGGATGTGGGAGGCTTTACGGGCACTTAAGGCCGATTGTGACAACGTCTACCCTAAAACGCCGCTCCTCGAAGGGAATCTCAGGGGAGATTATACGTTGGTCCTGGAGGGAATTACACAAAGCAAGGCTGAGGAAAAAACGGGGGGTAGGGGCAAGGACCACCATCAGAGCGGGGTTTCGGCGGTGCAGCATGCCGCCGAAATCATCACTAAAGTAGTTTTCCGCATGCCCTATGCGGCAAAATGGCACGAGGCCATAGATAAAACCTGGGAGGAGGGCGGAATTAAATGGTCCGAATCCGGGGCCGGGCCGAAATATTGCGAATCGAAAATGATGTATTTCGCGAAAAAATATATAGGGATCGTCGCGTCGGCGATTAAGGCCGTGACGGGGAGATGACGTGCTGAAAGAGCTGGCCGCGTGGATTCGTGACCGCGTCAACGCTCTGGGAACCGTACCCGTCCTTGTCCTCGGCACGAACGTCCAGGTTGGATTCCGCGCTCAGGACGCCCCGATCCGCTGCCATACGCTCCTGGATTCCGGCGGGCCGGCCGACTTCGATCTTCCTTATCGTACGGACATGATGCTCCAGGTAATGACGCGAGCCGGGAAATACGAATACCAAGAAGCTCGGGATGACGCTTGGGCGATTTACAGCGCCATTGAAGGAACGTCCGGTTGGACGATCGGGCCGCTTGTCTCCGGGGGCCGGCGGTACAAGATCTGGTCCGTCAGCGCACTGGCTAAGCCACAGTATCTGGGCATGGATGAAAAAGGATACCCGGAATTTTCAACGAATTTTCTTATCACGGCGAGTCCGTTATGAGTAAAATAGTAACGAATGGGCCGAGAGCCCTTCGGGATAAAGACTTAGGAGGTCAAATATGAGTGGATTTCCTCTGGGCGAAGTAGGCCCCTGCCAGATCAAATTCGGCGGGGTAGACCTGGGCTACACGAAAGGCGGGACGACGTTCGAGCACAAGGAGGAGACCGTCAAGATCACCTACGATCAGACGGGCAAGAACGTGCAGAACATCATCGGGATCGGCGGATCGGCGATCGTCAAGACGGCGTTGGCCAACCCCACCCTGGCGCAGCTGGAGGCCCTTATTCCGGGGGCCATAATTGATGTTGACGGGATGCTTGTAAAAGTATCCGTCGGCGTCGATAAACGCGCCCTGGCTAAGGAGTTGATTCTTACCATCATGGACGGGGACGTACCCTCTACGGACCCGGATGCGACCCTGGTCATCTTCAAGGCCGTTCCGACCTACGAGGGGAATTTGAAGTTCGACGATTCATCCCAACGGTCGCACGCCATTACCTTTGAAGCTCTTCCGGACGATCTTTCCACCAACCTCAACGGCCTGTATCGTTTCGGTCTTCCGTCCGCGTAATTCCGGTAATGACGCCATGCCGAAATTTAAGATTGAAACGTCTCTATTCGAGCCGGTGACGATCGAGGTTGAGGGCGGGCGAACTTATACATCCGTTCCGCTTTCGCCCTTTCTGATCCGGGAGGCCGCAAAGATCGAGGAACAAAGGAAAGCCGGGACACTGGATGAGACAACCGCTACTACTCAACAGGTCGCACTCATTTTCGGGTTAGAATCAAAGGACGTCGAGACGATTGATGTCCGGATTCTAATTCAGATTCTGGAATATGCGACGGGTGCTATGATGGGCGGGAAGGCCGGAAGTATTGCGGTAGAGGCAACGGCCGAAAAAAACGTATCGAAGCCCGAGGCCGTATCCTTGCCCTGATTTGGGAGGAATTCCCCGGGTTTTCGTATTCGGAATTGTTGAATCAGGACATTCGGGATCAAAGTTTCTGGTTCCGGGCGGCCCAAAAGAGGATGTTGAATAGGAGGATCGACGCGCTCCGAATGTCGCGGATGCCGTGGGAGGACGGCGATGTCGTAAAGGAAGAAATGGATGGTCTTTTTCGCGCACTTGATACGCTGGAAGGCCCAAAGGAAAAACGTTACGCTAAAACATGGAAGGAAGCGATAGGCAAACGCAAAGGATAAACGAAGATGGCATTTGACGCCGGGGCAGTTGAAGCTCGTATGCGGTTGGCCTTGGATGAATGGAAAGCATCCATCGAAAGCGTAAAGGCCGACGAGAAAACCCTAACCGGGTCCGCTAAAAATATAGATGCCGCCTTTACGGCCATGGGGACCCAGATGGCCATTACCGGTGGCGTCATGGTTGCCGCTGTCGTCGGCATTACGCAAAAGACTGCGGTAGCCGAAGAGAAAATGGGGGATTTGGCTAAGTCGTTAGGGATGGGAATAGAAAAGCTCACGGCCCTGAAACTAACCGCCGAATTGGGAATGATCTCGCTCGAAGAAATGGGGGGCTCGTTAGGGATTCTTAACCGGAACATGGCCGACGCGGTCAGCGGGTCCGTCCAGGCTCAGGACAAATTCGGCCTACTCGGAATCGCCACTAAGGATCTAACGGACGGGAAGGGCGGTTTAAAAGACACCGACCAGGTCCTGATGATCATCGCCGACCGATTCAAACTGATGCCGGACGGCCCGGCCAAGGTCGCCGCGGCCATGGAACTCATGGGCCGTGGCGGAAAAGCGATGATCCCGGTTTTAAACGACGGGTCCGAAGCCATCAAACAACAAATGGAGCGGACCCGGGAGCTGGGCGGAGTCATGACAAAGGACGGGATCCGCTCGGCCGAAGACTATGTTAGAGCCCAAAAAGAACTTGGAATTTCCATGGACGCCACGACAAGAACATTGGGACAAGCGCTGATGCCGCTGATTACGGATTTTATGAAAAAGGCGACGGACATCGCTACGGCCGTCCGGAATTGGGCAAAGGAACACCCGGCCCTGGCAAAGACCGTAATGGAGACAGCCCTGGGCCTGGGCTCGATGCTCGTTGGGATGGGAGGGGCGCTGCTGATGCTTCCGCAATTGCTCAAGGGGCTTGAGGCCATGAAGACCGTGGCCGGAGCCGGCGGCGTCGGCGGAGCCCTTACGAAGATTGGCGCCGTGGCGGCTACGGCTTTTGTCGGCTGGCAAATCGGCCGGGCTGTCGGGGAACTTACCGGCCTGGATGAATGGTTGCAAAAAGTTTACGACAAAGCCTTTAAATTATTGGGGATTATCAAAGAACACAACGTCGAATATGGGACCGGCCATGCGGCTGCCTACGCAACGCAGCAGGAGACCATTGGGAAGGCTTTTGACCTGACCGGAAAGCACGCGAAAACATACCACGAGGCCCTGGATCTGCTGGTCGAGGTTTACAAGAAAAATAAAACGACGGGATCCGAGGCGCTGGATGCCCTGGTCAAGGCCCACGGTACGGCGAACGAAGCGGTAGAAAAACATACCATCAAAATCATCAACAATAAAGAGGCTCTTGAGGCGGCCAAAAAGGCCCAGGAGGAATGGGCTGCGTTCCTGAGCAGCGTCGGAATTCAGAGCCAGGAGGACATGAGCAAGGCCCATGAATTTTGTCGGAAGGCGGTCTCATATCTTGAGGACCAATACAAGACCGGCAAGATCGGAATCCTCGAATATACGGAAGCCCATAAAAAACTGAATGAAAAAATGTGGGAGACGGGGACCGCCTTGGCGACCGCCCTGCCGCCTTCCAGAAATATGCATGATGTCTGGGACAAGATGCCCAAGGTGATCGGATCGGCGAATTATGCCTTCGGCACTCTGGATGACAAGCTGGATGCTGTAGCCCACGAGATGGGAATCAGTACTACGACCCTCAAGGCGTATATTTATGAGTTGCAAAGGTTACAGCTCGGAATCCTAGGTTTCCATTTACCTCCATTCCCGGGATGGCCGAAGGAGGAAATAAAGACCGCCGTAACGAATCCGGTTTCCGAGGCATTTGCCGGTCTTTACAATAACATCGCCCAGGGATTCGGGGATACCTTCCAGAAATTTGTGGAGACCTGGAGCGTCGACAAGCTACTGAAGCTCGACATTGATTTCAAGGCGTTCTTCAAAGACCTTTGGGGTAACATTAAAGAGTCCTTTTTCACGATGATCGGCGAGCTGACGACCAAATGGGTCAAAGGATTCCTGGAGAACATCCTAGTCAAGAAAACGAGCGAGGCCGCAGCGAACGCGGCGACAAGTATGACTAGTATGGCTACAACGACGGGCTCGGCGCTAAGCGGGTTGGGGACCCTAGTCGCCGGAATCGCCTCGACGATCGCTACGGTCATAACAACATTGGCCACGGGGATCGCCACTGCTTTGGTGACCTTAGCAACAGCCGTCGCTACAGCGGCCACGATCCTGGCGGCGGCGGCCGTGCCGCTTTTGATAGTCGGGGCGATCGCAATCGCCATCTTTGCCGGATTCAAAGCCATTGAAAGCCTTTTCGGCGGAGGCGGCGGAAAGCAGACGGACGTTACCTATTGGTTGAAATTAATGTGGGCGGACGGGAAGGAGCTGCACGATTGGATCATCAACCTTCCGGCTGCTTACTTTAATACCTGGCACAATTTCTTTTTCGGGACGGAATGGGCAACCCGGGAAACCGTCAACGTCCTTTATGCCATTAAGGATTTTTTAGGGCCGATGCTCGGCGCCCTGCAATCGATCGACAGCCAAATTTCAAAACTACGGGGAGCGGCGAGCGGCGCGATTTCGACACAGACCGAAATGCTCGTCGTTCACGGTACGCCCAGCATTCCGGAAGTGACGCTGCCGATGCCCGGGCTCCAGCGGCTCGTCCGGGAGGGCGGAGGTAGCGGAGGGACCGTTATGTTCAACGCCCAATTTAACGTTAGTACGCTCGATGCTGATTCCTTCCGGGAGACGGTCCGGAGAAAAATAGGACCGGAGATCGTCGAATGGATTCGGACAAACGTTGGCAAGCGGCTTATCGCCGACGCCTTGGGGGTTTAAAATGGGTTTTGATTATTCGGCTACCAACCTTTTGACCGCCGTGACCCTGGTCTCGGTTTCGACCGAAAACACAATCTATCCGAAAGAAAACCTTTACGATGACCGACCTTCGAAGCCTTTTTATTGGACCTCGAAACTTGCCCAGGAGATCATCATCGACCTCGGTGCCACCCCGCCTCTTCTCGAATTGATCGCCATTTTTAACCATACCCTGATGCAAGCCGCGACGATCACCGTCGAGGCGAACAACGCCGGATTTCCGGGCGCTCCGTTGCAGTCTTGGAGTCCGGCCTGGCGGGAATATGATTTTTATTTCAGGCCGTTGGATACTTTCAGATATTGGCGCGTTTACATCGATGATCCGACCAACCCGCTCATCCCCAGAATCGGGGAGCTTTGGCTTGGATCTGTTTCTCAATTCATACAAGCTTACGTTCAGGACGGACAGGCGGACGGAAAGACTTTCCACGCTGATGAAAAGCAGACTGGCTACGGCCAGGATTGGGATGTCTATTTCTCCGAACAAAAGGAATTCAAGCTCCAGATCAAACACGTCAACGACCCGGCCGTGGTAGACGAAATCGAGACCTTCCTGACGTCGATCGCCGGACCGGCCGGCCGTTTTGTTTTGATTCCGGATACCCGATATGCGCATGTTTATTTCGTCAAAGTAGTCGGCAGCCCGGCAGCCCAACGTCCGATTTACGGGGACTGCGAACTGCGGGAATGGGCTCTGACCCTCCGGGAGCTGACGCGGGGGATAACGCTTTTATGAATGTCCACGATGAACTCCAGGAACTCCGGGGAAAAATCTCCGACCTGAATTGGCGGCTGAATGCGGCGCGGGCGTCGATCGTTCCGGCAACCGATCCAATACAATTCGCTTTTATGGATCATTTTTCTGACGCGGATATAAATTTTTGGTACAAGCAGATAAACAACGCGGCCGGGAAAACGATCACAGAGCCGGCCGGGTCGGACATCGTTTTTACGATCACGGCGGGAGTCGACGCCCGATGGACGCTAGGAACAAATAATCTGGCGCCTCACCTTTGCCTGGGCAACCCCGGCTTTCCCTATTACATTGAAACGAAGATCTCGGCCAGCTCGATACTTCCTGCGGATACGATTCAAGCCGGGGTCTATGTCGGGAGCGGAGAATCGACAGGCGCAAATCAGACCGTCATGTTTGGATATTCTCTAAATCCCGCCAATCTTGGATATTGGTTCAACGACGGAGCGGCCGGAAACCCTCGAGGCCCGATCGGATTCCCGGCTTATTTGCGAATGCGGGTGAGCGGAGCCCCTGGGCAAGGGTCCGGATATCGGATCAGCGCCCAATATTCCTCGGACGGGATCGCCTGGACGACTTACCAAAGCGTCCTCGGGATAGATTGGTACTGGTGGGGATCGACAACTTATTCCTACAACCTCGGCCTTTTCGTCCGGAATTGGGGTGCCTTTCCGGGCTGCATAATTAATTTTGATTATCTTCGCATCTATCGAGATTTTGGACCCGGGGGTTCATGATGACGATTCCCTATCGTGAGTGGCTGAACTTCCAGCATTGGAGCGCCCATTACTCGTCTACCGCCGGATATGATGATTCGCGGCCAAATTGGATCCCGGGCCGCGAAAATTTCTGCAAAGCAGGATGGCGGAGGACAAACGCCGCTCCGAATGTCTATACGGAATGGAGGGGCCTAGCCCGCCCGATTAATAATTTTTCCGTTGATCTTGTAAACCTGAACGTCTGCATCGATTTTCAAGCCGACGTTTTTGAGCAGCTAAGTACTCGAACGGCCGCTGGGGTTACGCACGTTCATATCAAAAATGAAGCTTCCTACTTTCCGGCCTCGCCCAATACATGGGATTCGGTTTTGGCAGATGCGGTCCTTTATGATGGGTTCAATTATTGGTGCGGGATTGCGCAAGTCCCCCTTCTGATAGTAAATGACTACGCCGTAGCTTTGGGGCCGGGCGTCCCGTCGCCCAGCGGCCAATGGAACCAACCCTATACTACGATAACAACCCGTACCTACGGTTGCCGCTATAAAGCGGGGCTCGGGCCGGACGTTTGGATGAACAAATGGCAATATGAGAATCACGGCCTTCTTTTGGGCTTAATAAACCCGGCGGGGGCTCCCGCTGCCGGAGAAGAAATAACTTTCAACTTTACTTTAAAAGCGTATCGGCTTTATTATCTAAATCCCGTCGTTAATTCCCTTTCCCGGCCTTGGGTACCTCCGGCCGGAGGGGTCGAACTCAAGCTCTACGGCGTCGGATTCCATATCGGCGATGCCGAGCTTGAGGATACAACCTACAACATCTTCAACGCCCATCCGCCCGGCGGTTGGAAGGATGACGTTTATCACATTCAATTTGAGGGGCTGCAAGGGCAGGGGAATTACTTACTCCATAGTTTCGCCGGGGATTTCACGGTCGATTCCAATGTCCAAATTACGATCCCGGCGGCGAAGATGCCCGCCCTTCCGCTGGGTTCTTACCAAATTTATTTAATGAAAGATAGGGCGGCTTTTGAGGGCGGCGGTCCGGGAGTCGGTTCCGCCTATGCTTACGCCGGGGACTGGAGGGCAGAGACGACGGGGCGGCTTTATCGCGGTACTCGCCTCATTCTCTACTCGGGCGTTCCCGGTGTCGGCAAAAAGAAACCGACAATCTTTACCAAGTGGCGCTGGAAGAAATACGGCGGCGGGGTAGACGCCTACTACGCTCCGATCGACACGATTACGCCCAATATTTTTTACGACGGCCGGATCCTGACCATGAGTGCCCTAACCCGGGCCATCTCGGACAAGGGCGGCTTTTATACTTCGAGCGATATGGATGTCGAGCTGGCCAACGCGGACAAGGAATTCTCGAAACTCCTGGCCGAATATTTTTTGAAGAATCAGATCGTTGAACTTTTCTACGGCTGGGCAGACCAGCCGGAGGGCTGGAAGACCGCCGCCTCGGTTTTGATCGTCGACGATTACAGCCGGCCCGGGTCGGTTTTCAAGGCCCGGCTCCGGGACATTACTACCAAATATTTCAAGAAAAAAATCCCGCTCTACCGAGTCACCCTGGCCGAATACCCGAACGCCCACAAGAACGTTTTGAACAAGCCGATGCCCGAGGTTTTGGGCAACGCGGCCTATTCGATCGCCGGCCAGGGCGGCGCGGTCGAGGCCCTCTGCGTTGACACGGTCAATTATAAATGGCTGGCGGCCCGGGGATCGCTCCAGGAAATACCGGCCGTTTATATTGACGGCGGCCTTTGTCCCGCCGGCCCTCCTTATTATACAATTTCCTACGATGACGGCGGCCGGACTTACATTAACATCAACCCGATTTTATGTGATACCGACGCTAAGGTCACATTTAACGCGAAGGGATACAGTTATGCGCCTTGGGACAGCGCCGGCGGGTTTGTCCAGAACCCGGCTTACGTTTTAGGATTTTTCCTGGGCTTCCTGGTTGAGGTACCGGAAGATTTCCTGGATTTCGATTCGCTGGACGCCTTGGCCGCGAAATTCACTGCCGGCGGTGAGGACACATCCGGCTTTCTGGTTCTGCAGGGCGAACAGGACAGCGAGACTATTACCGAAGAGTTACTCTTCACCATGGGTGCCCAAAGCGCTTTTGACCGGAGCGGCCGTTTTTATGTTGAGCGGAAGGATCTCTCGGTTCTGGCGACAAGCCTTTTTATTTTTTCCCAAATCGATACTCTCGGCCATCCGGATTTCAATTACAACCTGAAATCGGCCATCAACCGGATGCGCTACCGTTGGACATACAGCCCGGCCGGGGATACCTATGCCGGCGGAGCGGAAGCGATTCGCCAAAGCTCGATAACCGACTTCGAGCAGCAGCTTGAGAGCGCGGACTTCATTGATTTCAAATGGACTACGAGTTCGACCTGGGCTGCGAAGCGAGCGGAGGAGGAACTTCTCAAATGGGGGTACGGCCAGCCTCAGATTTCCTTCGACTTGCCGCTGGCCTGGATAGATGATCTGGACATCCTGACCAATTTTCGGCTCCAGGATCCCTTCGGCCTGAGCCGGATCGGCGCCGGCGAAATAGGCCGCTATTGCTACGTCTCAAGCTTCACGGCCGACTTTCTGGGTGCCCGTCTTTCGATCCAGGCGATGGACCTAAGCTGGATTTTGAGGCAATATCTAATCTGCGGGGATGAGAACGCCCTGCCGGCGAATTGGGCGAACGCGACGGATGAGGAGAGAATCTGGGCTTTTGCCTGTGATGAGATAACCGGCCGCTTTGCTGACGGAGAGCCGGGCAAAAAAGCGGCTGACGAAAATATGGTTTAGGAGAAATTCAATGGCCTTTATCGACGGCGACGATCCAATCAACGGGTCTCTTTTTAGCTTCCAGGAATGGGAAAGGATGAAAAATAATTGGCGAGGCGTGGCAGCCCCGGCCAACATCCAGCCCGGCATGCCGTTTTCCAGTAACGTGGCTGACCGGCTCTATCACATGGGTACGGCAGCCCTGGAGGAGGTCGTCCAGCTTACGCGGAGCAGGCTGGCTGCGCTTTTCCAAATGGCGACGCTTGAGATAAAACAGATCAACGCGGTCTGCCTGGCCGACAACGTGGTCTGCATAAATAATTCGGTCGTCTTTCTGGCGACCTATTAAGGGAGGAGTTCCATGCCTGATTTGAGAGAAAACGCGGTCACGCTTTTGGCTCGGGTTGCGGGGATCAACGCGAAGACCGTCGCCGCGACGCCGCTGATTACCGTACCCGTCGGGAAGGTGATGGTGGTTACGGAGATCGTAATTCGGGTGACCGCCTGGGTCGCCGGCGCCGGCGCAGCGGCTACGGTCGGCTTCGGCCAATCCGCCGCCCCTGCCGACTATTTGGCTGCTGCGGCCCAGGTTATAGCCACCGGGGTTACGAACGTCTGGACGAACAAGGCTGCCGTAAAGACGATGCTCATCGGCTACGTAGCCGGGCTAAGTTTCGTAGCCAACATTACGGTCGGATCCACGGCCACAACGGAGACCTGGGAGATTTCGGTTTTCGGGTTCCTGGTTTAACGGGGGAAAGGTCACCCGGGCTATTTAGGCGGCAGTATGTAATGTCCGTCCTCGTCCCTGCTTAAGCCCATTTTCTTTATTACCCTGTGTACCGCCGCCAGGCTGCACCCGGCTCCCTCCGCAATCGCCCTCATGGACTTGGGGGTGCCGCTCATGATCGCCTCCTCTATACGGTCGGCAACGGAGGCACAGCTCTCGTCGACGTCCACCCCAAAGCTCCAGTCGGTTATGTTAAATTTTAGGCGAATTCGTTTTGGGTTTTCGCAGCTCTTAAAATGCCTTATGACGATGTTCCCCCTCTCGTCCCCCTCGGGAAGACGCCAGCCCCATTCCAGCCATGCGTTGAGAAATTGCGAACCCCATATGCTTGAGCGGTCCTCGGAGGAACTTCCGGCTACGGTCGTATGATGAGCGATGGCAAAGCTGGAATGGTACTCATCGCGTAGCCTCTTTAGGGACAACATGGCCTGTGCGCCGAGGGCCATGTATTCCTTGGCCGAGATGGCCGAATACAGCGGGTCGATTACGACCAGCCTGGGGCGGATCTCCGCGATCTTTGCCCTGAACCTAGCCAGGCAGCCCGTGTCCTCCAGGTTGAGTTCTCGGTCTTCGTGCCAGTAGATGGGTACTGCGTCTAGCTCCTGTACAAATCCACAATCCAATTCATGGGTTCCGTCCTCTTCCCCCGGCGCCGACGCGTTGAACATTCGTGCCAGCCGGCTTTGCAACATCCACCACGGGTCCTCCTGCTGAACAAAGAGCACCGACCCCCGGCCCGTTACCGGATAGCGTCCCAGGAACGGTTTTCCCGTGCTTACGGCGAAGGCCAGGGCGACCAGAAGCCAAGTCTTGTAAGACCCGGGCGGCGCTACGATCAGCCCGCAGGAGGCTTCTGGTAGCCATTCGGCTATGGTCCATCGTGAGTCGTCCTCGCCGTACCGGCGAAGCATTTCCCTGGTTGTAGTAGTCTTGAACTCCTTTTGTTCCGTCCTTCCCGGCTTCCCCGCCTCACGCTCGGCTATGGAGCGGACTATCTTCTCTACCTGGGCGTCAGCCAGGGGCGGCTTACAGTGTGCCCGGTTTACGGCCAGCATGACGGACAGACACTCCGCGGCCGGCATCCCGACCTGTAGCAGGCGCCCGGTACGGCGCGTTAGTTCCTGATCCCTCGCCCCCTCGCCTATATCCGTGGCCCATTCCCTGCCCTCCAGCCGCCGGCCCGTCCCGGAGGACCGTACCAGGGCCAGGAGCCCAAGGGAGGGCAAGGAGGGTACTACGCCGGGGTTCTCCCAGGTGTATTGCCCGTACTCCCCCCGACTCGGGGGGGCCACGACCATCCCGCCGTCACTCCGAACGTCTACGTTCTTAACTACCCCAACGCAATTCGGCACCCCTGGAACATACTCAAAATACAAATGGAAGCCGCCACGTTGCGTCCTGGCCGTCAGCGTAGGCGGAATAGTGCCGAGGGCTCTAAGTCCCTCTTCAGAGTCAACGTCTATAACGATAATGTTGGAGACTCGGCCAGTGGCGATGCCAATACCGGCCTTAGGCCATTGAGTCCACCATGCCCTTATTTCCTCCTCTGTGGCTCTATGTTGTTGGTATTCGGTCCAGGACGAAAGTAGTGGTCTCTTATTCATTACAGGCAAGACTGACCACCCGCGCCGTGCGTACTTGAGGGCGTGTTCTAACACCCGCTCCTCCGTAGGTAATCGATGGCCGCTTCTAAGAGAGCAGGTGAGTCTTGAAAACACCCTAGCCCTTTGTTGCATCCGTGGCACAGGAGCCCGCGGATTTTACCAGTGGCATGATTGTGGTCTACAGCTAGCCGATATCCACCGATATTCGGCCTCCTACAGATAACGCAGACATTTCCCTGTTGGGCCGAAAGGGTAAGGATCTCCTGAGTAGTCAATCCGTATTTTTGCCTGTCCCGACGCTCCGCCCTACCGCGCGGGTTGGCTCTGTGGCGAGTTTTAGAGCGTAATCGTTCTTTCTCTAGGTGATCTCTATAGTGGGCTCTATGCCGGGCGTTCACCTTTTCTCGAACTTTTTCCGGGTCTTTATACGGCATGTTTTCCCTTAGGATGGAAAATCCCCGCCGCTAATCACGCCATATGTTATCGTGCTCGCCAGGTCCCGTTCTTATCAGGATTACGGGTACGTCGACCGTCTTCTCGATCTGACCGATCAGCGCCCGGGTGTCCGGGTGCAGATCGTTCCACTGAGTGACCCGGTAGTTGCCCCTACGGTGATAGTCCGCAAAGGTTACCGCCAGGGAGTCGTAATCGTTCAGCAGATGGGACTTGTACAATTCCTCCAGCGAAAAATCAAATAGTCGCTCCTCCTCCGCCTTCTCCGGCCGGAGGCTAGCGTTCCAACGGGTAGAATCCCCCTGTAGCCGTCTGTGGTGGGGAAGCCGCAACGATGTTCGGGCCTCTACCTCGTCGAACGACACCTCCCTGCCAGCCGACGGCCCGCTCGGGCCGGGGACGCGCATCAGTACCAGGCGAAATACGCCCACCACCCGGCGGATTCTTCTGTAACTAAACCCAAACTCGCCCGCGATGGCCGGTACCGTTACGTCCTTTGCCGTACAGTACGGGTAATAACCGTGATTCAGGGACAGCAACGCTCCTTGGCTTCCCTCTACCAGGGCGGGGCCGCTAACTTCCGCTATAAACTCCGGTACGGAGCGCAGGTTCCTGCCCAGGGCCTGTCGCAGCATTTCACAGTCGCCGACCAACTTTGTATCGGGGCGACGACGTACTTTCTCGGCTATGGCCGCCCCGACGCCCCATCCCGTCGTCCCCCTCGCATTCCCAACCTCCAGGTTCTCAACAGCGTGCTCCGGCCTTAGCCACATGGCGTGGGGGTCAACGATAATGCGGGCCAAGGGGAGCCCCAGATGGGTCGCCTCGCGGATAAGGTGTTCCGGTATGAAACAATGCCCGGCCCCCAGTACGGCCGTAATGTCGGGCCGGTAGCAGGAGGCTGACGGCAGTACGCGGGCGCAAAAATCACAAGCTTGGTGAATAAACCGGTGTTCCGCATTCTGTGCGCCCACTCGCCCGGTCCATCGATACGGTTCTTTTTCCGCCGTGGCCCGGTCGGCCAGAAGCTTGGCTACCATTCCCTTGCCCTCGTCTCCAAATTGTCCTCCTACAAGAATGTCGATGTTTTTCACTTAGTCTCCTTTGTTAAAATTCCGTTGCCGTCCGGCTTGTCCAGTCCGTCCAGCCTGTCTAGTATGGCGAGATAATCGGTAAAGGCTTCGACGCGGAGTGCGTCCCTGTCGGAGAAGAACCCGTGCTCGTGCTGCCATTCTGCCTTCTTTAATTCAGCCTCCGTCCACTTCCGTAATTCTTTTGTGTCCATGTCGTTTCTCCCAATTAAAGTTGTAACGTCAACTGACGGGCCTTGCCGGGCGCCCCGCCGCCGAGGTCCGGGGTAGTCGGCTTCCCGTCCTTATCAAACGTAATGGGCTTCATAACGTCCCTCCCCCATGACCGGCCCATCTTCCCCTCGGCCACTATGGGCACGTCAAACTCAAAATCTTCCATGGCCTGTTTGATCGTTGCGGCCCACTCGGCCTCCTCGCCCTCGGGAATCTCGAACAGTACTTCGTCGTGGACCTGCAATATTTGATGTGCTGCGGTACCGCTCAGGAGTCCGTACAACCTCGTCAGCGCCACCCTCATCATCTCGGCCACGCCGCCCTGGATGAGGTTGGACATGGCCTTGTGCGTCTCGTCCTCTTCTCGGTAATGGCGTAGGCGCCCGGTCCATATGGGTATTCTGCGATCCCGGTCGGCGATGCGCTGGGCCGTGCCGTAAAGCTGGCGGACCTTGGGCATTAATTGATGGTGGCGATTGAGGTATTCTCTGGCCCTGGCTACGGGGATGCCAAGCTCCTCAGACAGGGTTGCGGCCCCTACTCCGTAGACTGACCCGAAGTTGATGCGCTTTGCTGAGTCCCTTGGGATGTTTAGCTTAACGGCGGTCTCGCCGTGGATATCCTTGCCCTGCCTGAAGGCGTCCAGCAGGAATTCATCCTTTGCGTAATGTGCCAGGAGCCGTAACTCCGCTTGATTCCAGTCCCAACTCATGAGCGCATAACCGGGGGGCGCTATCACCAGGTCACGGATCTTGTGGACGTCGCTCCCCTTCGGCAGGGCCTGTAAGTTCGGTTCACTACAGGATAGCCGGCCCGAGATGGTACCGATCAGGTTTAGGTTCGGATGAACACGATGGTTACCGTCCATCGAATCCAGGAATCCGCGGTAAAAGGTACCGGCTGCCTTCCCCCAGGACCGGCTCTTTACCAACAGCGGGGCGACAGGGTGCTTGCACGCGGCCATAGCCTTTTTGTCGGTAGCTTGCTGTCCTAATATTTTACGCAATTGCGGTACGGAGTCCGGGTTGAAGTCGTATCCTACAACGGCCCTCATTTGCCCGTAGATTTCGGCTCGATGCTTGTTCGCTTCGGCCAGGTTCTTCTCGCAGCCTACCGGGTCGATCAATACGCCCCGTCGTTCCATGGCTATAATCGCCATCAGATACTCATTGGCCTCGGGCCACAGGCGGGAGATGCCCTGCTCTTCAAGGTTCTTGGTGTACAGTTCGGCCAGCCGCCAGGCCAGGCGGACGTCCTGCTCGGCGTACGGGGCTACCTCCTCGGGCGTTAGGTACTGCATGCCGCTCTTGTCGAGGCCCCGGCTCTTTAGCTTCTGCAGCAGACTCTTCTCGGCCTGGGATGCGTCCGAGCCTAGGTATTTGTCCCCAAGACGTTTTAGGGCAAAGCTCATTTCGTTCTCGTTGGCCAGATGGGCTGCCAGCATTATGTCTACCAACCGGTTGTAGACGACTAAGTGCTCGGCCTCGGTAAAATGGACATCGAACTTTAGGTTGAACCCGACTAGGGTCCGGCCCGGGTCGGCCAAGAACGGCGCTAGACGGTACAGGGCTGAGATCGGTAAGTTGTGACCGGCCCGATGCCTGAACGGTATGTAGAACGACTCGCCGGCGGCGCCCTCACTGGTCTCGTCCGGCATGAGCAGGGCTATGCCTACAAGTCTGTCTTGCTTGAACGGGTCGAGGCCGGTAGTCTCTAGGTCGTAGACGGTAACATCCGGACCGGCTCGTAATTTGTTGAGCAGCTTCCCGTATTCGGCTTCGGTCGAAACTAACATTGAGACCTCCTTTCATGGGTGAATCGGGACCCGATGGCCGTCGTGTTGCCGGGGGTCTCGCGTAGACCCCCGTTTGGCGCGGAGGGCCTTCCCCCGGTTGGGAAGGTGCTCCTCCGCGGCCCATTACCTGTCGCCGGGTCCCGGTTCTTGCTACGGCTAGAATGGCGTCGTATCGCTCTTGGCGAACTTGATGCTACTTTCGTCCGGCGGGTGTACCCTGAGTACCTTGTGGTTGAGTCGTCCCTCGTAGGTGTCGTGAATGACCTCAATGATGCAGGGCCGGCCTAGGATGTCCTTCTTGGTAAACCTGGCGATGGAACCCGCAGCTTTGATGCCGACAGCGTCCAGGGTCTGAGCTACCTTCCAGCGGGCTTGTGGGAGCAGGCTCGTCCAATGGCGGATCTCTATGTCTTTCGAGTTACCGGCGGTAATACGGAATTGCCATACGTATTGCGGGTTTTTGCTGCTGCTCTCGGACTTCTCGAAATCGATTACTTTCGCGTGGTGGAGCCCCGGCTCCGCCATGGGAAAACCGCTCTCGACTTCGGTAAAATCCTCCTCGAATTCCACGCCGCCGACGGCCTGCGGCAGGTTCGCGGGCTTGTTCGACTTTGTCTCGCTACCGGTGTCCGGCGGCAAGCCTACGGGCCTGTTCGACCCCGGCTTGTCCTTGACGGATGGGCCGGCCTTTTTCCCGGCCTCGCCCGAGAACGGGATTTGGGGTTGTTTTGGCATGTTGCTCCTTTATTTTTCCAAGATTCGGTCTATGATGACCGGTATCGACGGGTCCTCGATCATGAGCCCCAGGCGCTGCCCCGGGCTGCGGTCCTTCGCGACCCATTTGTCGTAGGGGCGGCACAGCAAACGGCGGCTGGTCTCCTGGGTTTCGGCGTCGGTGTCAACGAACATGTAGCCGATGACGTCCATGTAGCCCATGACGGCGCTACGAAGCTTCGGGGTCAGCATGGGGTGAGAACTCTCTACCTTGTCCTTGTCCTGTGATGTAGCGTCGTGGCATGAGAAGAACACGTGCATGGGCAGATCGCGGAACTGACGAACGACGCGCCGGAGTTGCTGGGTACTGGTACCGTAATCGTCCTGCCAAATGTCGTCTAGTGATTCTCGCTTTGCCCCGGACCCGCTAGACTTACCGACTAGTTTCTTGACAATGTTTTCCAGGTTGACCATCTGTAACTCGGACAGCGAGTCGATGCCGACCGACTTATAGGGATGGTCGCCCTTGGCCAGGTACCAAAAAATGCCCTCCAAATGGTCGAATCCCTTGAGGTCCACTACGTCCGGGGCGACCTTTAGGCCGAGTACGCTGGCCCCGGCCACGCTTAGCATACCGCCCTCTATGTTGATGATCAGGATCGGCGCCGTGGATTCGTGCAGGTCGGCCGTGGCCAACAGGGACGTCTTGCCGACGCCCGGCGGCCCGTAGATGAGCATTTTCAGCTTGTAGGACTCGATGCGGGGCTTATAAATCCTGATGTCCGGCAGGCCGGTCGGCGCTGCGGCCAGCTCCTCGTCCGCCCCGACCGCCGTGCCCTCAGGCTCCGGGTTCGGTCTCGGGCTCTTTTTCGTATTCATTGTTTTCCTCCTCTCTAGATTTTTTGGCCTCGAATTGGTCCGCGATGATGTAGGCGACGTCCCTTCCCTTCACGGACTCCAGGCACAGCTCGCGATAAGCACACGGGCCGCAAGTAATAAAGGACTCGCTGCGGTAAATGTGCTTTTTCTTGCGTCGCATGTCCCAGACGCGATGCTCCATGTCTCGGGTAAACAACCGTACCTCGACCGGCGGCCGGTAGATATGGCTGCGTTGGAAGAATTTGAAGCCGGCTAGCCGAGCCTCCATGTCCGCGTAGTTTGCCGGGTCCAGCCCCCGCGAAACGGCGGACTCCCTGTATGTCGGCCAATCGGTGTAAATTACGGCCCTGGACAGGCTACCGTCCTTATTGGCCTTGGGCTCGGCCGGGATACGGGCTAACAGTTGGTTGTAGATCGTACCCACTACCGGATAACCCAGACGGTGGGCGGCGTATTGGTAGACGCCGACCTGCCCGTCCAAGTCCAGGTCCTCCTCGGCACGGAGGCGTTGTTGCGGAAACTTATGTTCCATCAGCCAAAGTTTACCGTCGCGATCACGCACCAGGGCGTCCCAGTACCCGACGAGCCGGGCCTTGATGCCGCGGACCGGTATTTCAAACTTGTGCTCTACCAGCACCGGCTCGAAACTGTCGGGATAAGCTTCTAGGTACCGGGGCATAACGCCCATGATCAGGGCCGCTATCCCCCGGAGTTCGGCCTCCTCCTCCTCGAACAACGCCCTCTTACCAAACTCCAAGTTGACCCAGAGTTCGACGGCCGCCTGCCAGCTCTTACCGCGGAGCGCGGCGGCTACGGCGGCGTGGCCGCAGGAGCCCACGGATGGAGCCCGGCGGGTTCGCTTGGGGACGATGCCTACCTCGTAGGCCCAGCGCCACCGAGCCCGGCAGGCACACCAGGCGGCTATCTCGCTCCAGGATACGTTCCTGTTCTTCGTATTGCCCATTACATGCCTCCTTTCCATGGCAGTGTTCATTCTATCATCGAATGGCAAATCCCGTCAAGTACGGGTCCACTGCCTGGCCCTGAGTTCCTTTCTGGCCCTGACGCTGTTGACGGCGGCCTTCCTGAGCGCGCACTTGAGCCTCATGTCGTGCCCCGGGCGGAACCTGGCCTGCGGCCCCACGGTCTTCTTGCACCCGCACTCGCAGAGTTTGGCGGCCGGGGCAGCCTTGGTCTTGCCGGCGGCCGGGAGCGGGGCGCCCTTTCCCATCGCTTCGAGCACCCTGTCGCACTCGGCGTCGGTCATTTCATCAATTCCCCCGTCCGAGCGATACTTGGTCTTGCCGTGGATTAAGACAACGCCGCCCACGGCGTCCCCCTCAACCCTACAAAGCTTTTTGAGCTTCTCGCGGGAAGTCAATTTCTTAGGCATAACGCCTCCTTTTTTTGTTTATTACCGCCTCGATGATGCCAACCTTTCCCGCCAACACGTCCTCAATCATCTCGTCTACGGTATCGCGGCCCAATAACTCTACGATCTGGACGGGCCGCGTCTGCATGTGGGGGCGGGTTCGGTCAACGGCCTGTTCGTTAACGGCCGGCGTCCAGCACTTGTCGAGAAATACGACTACGGACGCGGCCGTCAGATTGACGCCGGAGCCCCCGGCCTGGGTGGTTGCCAGGAACACCCGGCAGCCCGGATTGGTTTGAAACGTTTCTATAACGCCATGTCTGTCCTCCTCCTTGGTATCCCCCGTAAGGACGGCGTGGCCCATGCCCTCCGCCTCCAGGAGTCCGGCCACAAACCTTATGGCCCCGGCAAACTGGGAAAACACCAGTATCTTTTGATCGGTACCGCGCACGATGTCCATCAGGGCATCAACCTTGACGCCTACCAACGGGCCGCCGATGAGCCCGGGTGACACGGCAACCTGCTTGCACCTGGTCAGTTGAGCCAGTATCCCTGGAGTCTCCACGACCATGCCCTCGTTGACCTCGGCCATGGCCGTTTCCTCTATTTCCCGGTATATGCGGAGCTGCTCGCCCTCCAGGTCCAGCCATACCTGCTGGTATACTTTCCGGGGCATGTCGGGAAATACCTCTTCCTTCTCACGACGTAGAATTATGGAGCCGACCTCGGCGCGTAGCCCCTCCGGCCACGTCGGCCGGCCGTCTACCTGCCATACGATCCTGGTGATCCTTCTCTTTTCCTTCCCCGACCAAAAGACCATCGGCATTTTGTACACGCTAGTGTGCCGTCTTACGAATGACCAATAGGACGGGAACCGCCTCGGGTACAGGATGTTCAGGGGTGACCACAGGTCGTCTACCCGGTTCATGATGGGGGTTCCGGTGAGCAGGTAGACGCGTTGGACTCTGCTGGCTAGCAGCCTGACGCCCTTAGTTTGTGCGGCCTTTCGGTTCTTAACGCTGTGGGCTTCGTCTACGATAAGCACGTCCCAGGAAATTCCGAGCAGGGCGCCCAGCAGATCGGGCACCGGGCGCACGGCCTCAATGTTAATTATCAGGTATCCGACCCCAAACTCTTTGATGGCTTCCCTTTTCTCCTCGCGGGTTCCCCGCAGCACGGACACGCACCGGCCGGGCGCCCATTTTTCGATCTCCGCGGCCCAATTTGCTTTTAGAGTATTTGGGCACACCACCAGCACCCGTCCGGCCCCGGACTCCTCACAGGCGGCTATGGCCTGAACGGTCTTGCCCAGGCCCATGTCGTCAGCCAGGATGGCCCGCCCGGTTCGCAGGAGAAAGCGTACGCCGGTCTTCTGAAAGTCGTACAGGGCAGGGATCATTTTTTGTCCCCCAGTAGTTCGGTGTAGTCGATCTCTACCCGATCGCTGTCCGGGCCGCACTTTAATTGCTCGGGCCGCGGCTCAAGCTCAAGCCAGACGGGGGAGTCGTTGCGCAAGTACCCGGCGTCCCGCATTCCGTCGAGGAGCGGCTTGAGCCCGGCCATGAAATTTTCCTCGTCGTACCGTCGGCCGTTACGGTATGCCCGTATCCCGAGCCGGACACGCGGAATGTCGTGTGCAGCGCGTGGCCGTAGGCCGCACAATTCCGCGTTGCAACGAAATTCCCACGCAAAACCGGTACGAAGCTCCCGCTTCACGGCCCAGTGTAGGCGATGGTAAACCGAACCGGACGGCGGCACCGTGACGAGTGCAATCATTACCGGAAATTCTGCCATAACGTCCTCCTTTGCCGGCTGGGGGCGGCGGCCCGTCACGTTCGGGGCTGTCGGCTCTCCGAAGAATGAATCGGCTAGGCCCGCGGATACCGAGCGCCGCCCTCTGCCTTTCCTAGAATGCCTTGTACAGTCCGTTCGCCGCTAGTGCCGTAACGAACGTGTAGAGCGCGAACGTCGCCAGGACAAACGGCGGAGCGAAGAACAGGAAGAAGACCCCGGACGCGATAATCGACAGCGCGATCGACACGGCGTAACCGGACCATTTGGGCCGGGTAGCCTCGTTCGGCCAGAACCATCGCTTGACCAGCTCGGTCAGTCCGATGACGCCGCCGATGCCGAACGGTAGGAACGACAGGTTCAGGATCTTCTTCAGCACTTCGGGGTCGATCGTGACGCCCTGGGCCGCGGCCGCGAGCGGCAACATAAGAACCACCATGAACGCGAGCAAGGCAACCATTACTATTTTTTTCTTCATGCTTTTCTCCTTCTATTGTAATTAGAACGCGCAAGAGTTTTCTTTAGTCTTTTCCACCGGCCCCGGAGTGTCCGGGACAGGAGTTCCTTGTAAATCAGCTCCTGGGCCTGTCTGACCTCGTAGATCTCCTGCTTCAGTAGGCTGTTCACTATCTCCTTGAGTTCCCCCGCCAGCTTGATGAATATTTCTATCCGCTGGTTCAGGATGACCTCGATTGCCGCCGCCCGCTTTTCGAGGATGTCTATCCGCTGATTCTTAATCGAGACGTTAAGACGTTGTTCGTGCCCCATTATAGTTTGATCTCCTCAAGGAACCTTCTAACCTCGGCCAGACATCCCTTATTCCAGGCGGTGCCGCTGCAGGGGAAAAACGCGTACTGCCGCCAGCGGCCGTACCATCGGATTTGCCCTAGCTTAAAATCCCGCCCGTATTTGCTTTCGCACGACTTCGGGAAGACGTCGTAGACGTTCGTCCTGGGGAGCGTGGCCACTTTTAGAAACTCTAGGTATTTATAGTCCATCAGTCCCCCGCCCCCGGCCTGGCGATGACTATGTCCTTCGTCCGCCTCAGCCCGAGCATGTTTTTGATTACAGCATTCAGGTTCTCCACGCGTTCGAGTATGCGTAGGTTCTGTTCGGTTAGGGCTTGGATTCTCTCATCGTCCATCGCTTTCTGCCGCTTCGAGCCCACGGTGTCGCCGATGTATACCCCGGCG